CCGAATTTCTCAAAGCCCGCGGAGATGAAATTGTGGAAAAGATCGTAGATCGTTTGATCTACTTGATCCAACACAAAGTCCCTCCTCGTGGTTCCAGAGAAAGTAAACTCAGAGCCCGTGACACGGGTTTGGACAATACAAATTTGCGCGATTTAGTAAGAGTATTCGTCAAAGGAGAACCGCATAGCAACAGCAAAGTTGCAGAAGGCCGTATGCGCCTTATTTGCGGTGTATCTCTTATTGACGCCGTCGTAGCTCACATCTTGTTTGCAGGCACTAACAAAGCCGAAATCAAGCAATGGTGGAAAATCCCTTCCAAAGCAGGAATGGGAATGGACACCGCTGAGCAAAACAAGCGCACCGTAGAATACGTGCACAAGTTAGCAAAAGGAGGAAAAGTTTTAGCCACCGATATGAAATATTGGGACTGGAGCTTCTCGCGCCAGATGCATGACTTTAACATGAAATTCAGGCTAGAGAAAACCACTTTCAGTGGCGATCTCAGGTCAGTCTCACTACAAAAACAAATTTACGAATCAATGGTTACCTCTTGGTACCATGGCTACGTGAATTGCGTCTTGGTCACACCCGACGGAACCTTGATAGGCCTTCCTTTACACCTGTTAGGAATTATGTTGTCCGGAAGCAAGTTAACTTCCTCGGACAACTCAAGAGCCAGAGTAATGCTAGCCATATGTGCTGGTGCTCTCAGAGCTATGGCCAATGGCGATGACGCCATCGAAGACGCCAACGATCCCGTTGCTCGCCTAGCCTACTACAAAAAGTACGGTTGGGAAAGCACCTCGGACGCTGGACCTAATTTAGATGGTATCATGCCTTGGACCAACTTTGAGTTAAACTCACATGACTTCGTGACATACCGTCACCCTGACAGCGGAAAGTACTACAGTGTTGCCAACAGGCAAAATGTAGCCAAGTCCGCTTACAAGCTTCTAACCAGGCCAACCATCCTTAGCGAAGAAACACTCGATGCCATTGGTGGGTCGATCGAAGGTGCAATCTGCACCGCCGATTACCCAGAAACCTTTGACCAGTTGTTAGATTGCATCAAGGAAAAATGGTGCCAACCTGATTCAGAAGACCCTTTAGTGGGCAAACTACAGGAGATCCTATCCGATTCTACCCAGTTTCGGCGCCCTGAGCCTTTGGCTCTGAGGCTCGTGGATTTCAAGTTGTAAGCCAACGTGGGAACGGGGAACTAGTTGCAAGTTCAACCGGCGTAAAATAATTACGCAAAAGCGCAATGAATTTTAATAAAAATAAACCTTCGAGCAGCCGCAAACCGCTCAAAAAGAAAAAGAACAAGGGCCCAGTCAACCCCGTTCACAAAAACAAAAACAAAACAAAACCAAATAAAAAGAAACCCCGTCGTTCCAAACCAGTCTGTAGCGAATACCGCAGACAACTCGGAGCGGCGGTTCCATACTCGCGTGTGGAATCAAAGGGCAACCCAGCACCCTCTGGTTTCATTGATGTTCCTCTTGCTTTGCTTTCAGAATTGAAACAAAGCGGAGAACCCTTGTTGCTAGGATCCTACCAAGTGCTAATCAAAGCCATTGGTTGGAAACTCTATTCCAGCGTTCCTGACAAAGTTAAAGCCAAATCGCTCAAAGCTGCTGTCGAATACGTTGGTCTAAAACGAAACGGTCGAGTCCACAAAACTCTTAAAACCGTTCTCAAGATGACATCCTACTCCAAGTTCATCAGTGAAATGTCGCAGTTATCATTGCCCCAAAAGTACTTTGACATTGGCATGTCAGTACTCTCAGGGCATCACAAAATGTTCATGAAAGCCCGTAGACTTTCTAGAACCTCTTACGGACGTGAAAAACCCAACAACCGCCACCCTCGTCAGGACCAACCTTACGACCCGCATCAACCACCTCATCATCGACCCCCTTCCGGGCCGTTTCATCCCAGCTATGACCCTCCTACCGCAGGAGAAATCACTGAGGACGAACAAGATGGAGCCGATGACGGTCGTGTAGAATGGCCTCACAACGGGAACGATGGTTGGGTTCACCCCTCAAACGACCAAGACCCGTTTATCGAAGAAATCGACACGCGTGGAGGAGACAAGCTCTTCTCTGCGCCTTTAACTGTCGGTTCGTCATACACCTCTCCCGGAGGCAATGACGCTGGTTCAGGCTCAAAAATGAGACTGTCAAGGACCGAGATCATCGATATCGGGGTTGTGGTGTCTGCGGAGTTCAAAGCAACTCCCTTTCCTATAAACCCCGGATCTAGCATTCTTTTCCCCTGGCTTTCAAAAATTGCCCAGAACTATGAACGTTTTAGGTTTCACCACCTAAAAGTTAATTACCATCCTTCCTGTTCAGCAACCACTGAAGGGAGGATTGTCATGGCTTACGAACCAG